TAGCTGTGTTATCCAGTCTGTTTGCCGCATCAGTGGCTTGATTCATTTTTGACTTGTTGTTTTGTAACTCGCTCGATAATTCACGTATAGCCTGCTTAAGACGTTTCATATCGGACGTGTCACGCTTATGTACAGTTGACAGAGAAGCATACTCACGCTTAAGTATCTCAAGCTGTTGCTCTTGTATCTTGATAGTGTTGTCAAGCTTATCCATATCACGTCCAAAAGACGTAGCACTTGAACCAGTAGACTTGAGAATGTTGTTGACATCAGACATAGCTGACTTGTACATCTTCTCTTCTGCTTCGTTCTTCTTAAGACTCGTAGTCATATCGTCGATACGTTTCTTAAGCTCCAACGCTGAACGAGAAGTCTTGCCCTCTTCTTGTACCGCTTTTTGATAGCCGGCATTAAGAACGTCAATACCTCTCTTCTGTGCTTGTATGGTTTTGTTAAGCTGACTCAACTTAAGAGATATACCGTCAGCACTCGTCCCCCAATTACGCATAGTTGCGGTTGCCTCTGCAAACTCGGAACGTGCCGCCCTGATATATCTCTGTACTTCCTGCATAGCTTTAGACAGATCCGTGATATCTGCCCTAAAGGTAAGCGTAGTGTTTAACTTATCTGCAACTGACATAGCGTTCTCTCCTTAAAACCAATCGTCCCCTGCTTTCTTTCGTATCACTCGGTTAGGATCAGTTAGTTTTTTATCTCGTATCTGTGTCGTGCGCAAGTCTGCAAACAATTCTATGATTTTTACGAACGGTTGTTCGTCTATGAGAATAGGATTTAGTGATACATATACTTGTGACAGACCATGCGATATCTCAAAAAGTGCCTCATGGAGAGGAATGTCGTCCTCCCCGTCAATTAGTTTTTTTCGTCACTCTCTCTCGGAATAGTCAGCATCTTAGAGAATGACATTTTTATAACGTCAACAACAAGTGGCAACAACTCATTCAGCGATACGTTGTCCCACTCTTCGTCTGTTATGTTCGGGAAAATGTAAGAAAGAAGTTTGACAAGCTCGTCCCAAACCTCAACCATCATACCGAGAAGTTCCGGTGTATCGGTAACTTTCTCAATGTTCAGAAGTTTCATAAGACCGCGTATTGTACCAAACTTAATGTCGATCATCTGCGCTTCTTCTGTGCGCACCTCATTTCCGTCGTTGTCATAAATAGTTAAGAAAAGTTCCTTTTTCATGGTTATATCCTCCGTTTAGTTAAAATATAACCCACCCCCACAACCATAGTGGGAGTGGGTGTTGTTGTTACTCTACAGTGATTGTAGCTGTGTCTGACTTTGAGCTGTCAGCATTTGATGTGGCTGTGATAGTCACAGATCCTGCGGTAGCTCCACTAGCGATTGTAACAAGTCCTGCGCTTGATACAGTTGCCTTTGTAGTATCGCTTGAAGTCCAAGCAACGCCAGTTGACTGTGCGCTTGCCGGTGCGATAGTAGCTGTGAGCTGTTTTGTCGGATTAGACTCGCTGATAGTTCCAGTCTTCGGTGATACTGTTACAGATGTGATAGTCACGCCTAATACAGTGTCCGGTGTCTGAACACTACCAAAGAAAGTATCCTCGTCCTGCGGATTCACAGAAGTATCTACTGTGATAGCCTTAGTAGCTTTTCCGTTCAGAGCAAACTTGTATGTGGTAGAGATACCGGTAAAAGTAACCTCCTGACCGTTAGCGTCCGTACCGTTGTTCTCAGTTGCATGATCTGAGTTCGGAATGTTGAACGATCCCTTAAGTCTCCATACAAACTGCTCTTCACCGGCAGTGTTCTTTGTGATGTAACCGATAGCAAAATACTTCGGCTGACGCTCCTGCTCCACAAACATACCCTTGTCTGCATCGTAGAGCTGTCCAGTGATCTTAGCAAGTACGTCAAGCTCGATAGCTGACGTTGAGAGCGTAAGCTCGTCTGCGGCTGTTGATGAAATAACGACTGCCGCCACGTTGTCATAGTAGTGTGCCTCATTTGTAGAATCCGTAGACTTTGAAATCTCGGCTACGCCGGCAAGCGGAAACGGAGTTCCGGTTGTATACCCGTCTGTGGTGTCACTCAAAACCTCTGCGGCTACAAGTCCGCGCACACCTCTGTACTCAACTACTTTCATGTTTCATTACCTCCTGATAGAATGTATTGTATAAAAACTACGTTCATACCGCGCCCCGTCTGTGACGGTGTGTCTGACGCAAGGTCATAACCCCTACGCGCTATGATAAAACCATTGTCACGCAACAACTTTCTCGCACTGTCCAGTAACGAGTATGCAAGTTCCGGATCAGTTGAGTAAACATTAACGTCATAGTCCCATATCACCGATGAAGGTTTGTTGTCGTAGTGAGCTTCGTCTAAGTCTTCGTTCTCCCAAAAGGTGAACATAGTCTCAGGATATTCCTCACCCTCAGTCAAACTTCCCTGACGTAGTACAGGATAGTTAAACGTCTCTAACAGTTCAATCAACTTGTCTTCCATTACTTGTGACTCCTTTTCAATCTGTTTAGCGCGATCTGTAACTGCGCTTTTATCATTTGTGTATGTTTACGTCTTGTGGCTGTGCCATAGAATACGTTATATAGCTTAATGTCTTGTGGTAGTCCTCTATGTGGTGGGTGCGCCTGCGTCCCATACATAAGAAATATAGATGCAAGTCCACCGTCACGGATTCTAAATCCTGCGTCCATTTCTGCGTACTGGCCACCGCTCCAATCCACACGTGGCGATACGATAGTGCTTTCAGTCTTTCCCGTTCGTCTGTGCTTTTTCATTTCACGGTGCGCCGCCGCTTCAATTTCGTTGCCTACTGCCATAAGTCCTGCGTCTATAGCCTCTTTCAAGTAAGTGCTACCAAACGCGTCTATGTCCTCAGCTAACGCTTCAAGTGGCTTAGTAGAAATAGTCAGTCTGTTCTTGCTCATGCGTTTGCTCCCACTCGCTCTACTTTAAACTGCATAAACTGATGTCTGCGATAGATGTCGTCAATACCTGATATGATGTCATACACCTCGTCAGTATCTAACACCTTCACCCGACACTCAGGCGTAATGGTAGGATTGTACCAAGTATCAATAGTCGCTGTATCTTTTATTGCGTATACATCGTTTTCGATCGTCTCTGTTCCCGTAAAACTACGGAATGATCCAAAGATTTTATCGCCCTCAGTATACGTTTTAGTCACTACACCTTTAACCTTTTTGGTTGTTGGAATCAACAACTGCATAGGTACGGTGAACGGTATTGTTGGTACAAACCTCTTAGCTCTGCCATACGCCATAATTTACACCTCAAAGTAATGCTAACTGTGTTGCTCTTTGCATGAAGTAGTCTGAAAGTTGACCACTTCCGTTACCATAGTTCCACAAGTCGGAAACGCCTCGTGCCACAATTCCAGTTGTGATTGAGGACTCTTTCACTCCTGCGCCTTTTAAGTATGCTATAACCTCGTCAACGTACTCTGTGAGCGTAGAATCAAGATAGTCTCCGGTTATGCCTAACGCATTTTTGACATTCTCAAGCATAACATACACCTCCGATGATTAGCCTGCGACCGGTGTTACAGTGAAAGCACCCGTTGCAAGCACTGCCTTGTAGAGTGTTACACCGTCAGCTACGATGTCGCCGGTGATCTCTGCGGCAGTTCCGTCAACCTCGAATCCCTCGAAGTCATATGCCGGTACAAAGTAGACTGTTCCACTCTCTACAGTGAAGTTTGCCTTTTTGACCGGCTCTGAGAGAAGTGTTACCTTTGCGGCTGTTACTGTGTCTACAGTAAACAGTCCTGCGTCTGTGGCGTCAACTTTCTCAAGTGCTTTGTTACCGCTACCGATAAGTGCCACACCATACAGTGTGATAAGATCCGTAGCAGTAACTGATACGATACGATTATTGTTCAGCATGATCCTTTACCTCCTGATATTATTTCTTCTTGATGATGTAGCAACCGGAAACGTCAAGCATCTTACCATCTACGATAGTCAGTGCCTTGTTTACCCACTCGTTCTTGTCGTCGTCAAAGTATCTCTTGATACCAAACTGCATCTGAGTGTTGATTGCGTAGTCAGTCGGTGTCCAAAATACACCAACAACGTCGCCTGCGCTTGCAGTATCGAAGTCTCCGATGACGTCCGGCTCAACAAGTGTAACCGCACGTCCAAAGAAACGATCTACGTTTGCACCGTCTACACCGTTCTCGCCACCAAAACCGGTTGCCTGCTTGAAAATCGGGTTGTTGTTGGAATCAGCCATTGTGAGAAGATAGCTCTCAACGGTTGAAACGGGGAAGATAAACTCGCCACCACGCTTAGCAAGCGGAAGTTTAGCGAAAAAGTTCTTTCTCCACTTTGTCCAGTCGTTGAAATCAGCGGCTGTCATTTCGATGATGTGATCTGCCTGCGAAGTCACACGAGTGTCGTTCAGAATACCAAGCATCTGACCGTTACCGCTACCAAGCATGATACCCTTGTCCATAGCCTCAACGTATGCACGCATGATAAGCTCTGTTACCTCGCGCTCGAATACGTCAAGTGAAACGATAGATGCAAGAAGTGTCTCAGACACACGGATCTCACCGATGTTGTAGCTAAACTCTACAAACTCGTTGATCTTTCCTGCCGCCTGCTTAGGTGAAGTAGTTGTCTCGGTGATCCACTTGAAAGAAGCCTGCAAGTCTGCGATAGGCACTTTCACGCCACCGCGAATGTTCATCTTGCGTACTTTCGAGTAGAGCTGTCCGTACACACCCTCAACCTTCTTGATAAGCTCGTTGAGAATGGTTGTAGGAATGATAGCTCCGATATCTCCCGTTGTTGCCGGTGCAACTGTACCCTCAGCCGCACGTACAGCAAGTCCTGAGTTGTCGCCAGTCTGCACGTACTTCTTGAATCCCATACGATACTCCATAGTACCATACGGATCTTCTACTGCACGTACCTGACTAACCTTGTTCTCCTGACCAAAAGAAGCTGTGATGTTGTTGTTAGTCAACGGTGCGGCCGCACGTGCCTCTTCGTCAGCCTTTGCATCAGCCTCAATAGCCTCGATCTCTGAGCGGCAATCCTCAACCTCTTCCTTAAGGTCTGCGATCTGTGACTGAATAGAACGTACCTCGTTCACATCGTCACTCTCCTGCGAACGCTTAACAAGCTCTGCAATCTTGTCATTCAGTCTTGCCATGCGCTTTTCCAAAACTTTTTTTCTCATTGTTACATACCTCCTAAAATCTGTGTTTTAAGTTTTAATAACTCTAAATCACTATCCAGTGATGTTTTCGCCCTTTCCTCACGTACACTATCCAGTATAGCTTTAGCACTATCCAGTGCCTCTTTGGATCGGGTATTTATCTCGGTGTCTTCGTAAGCAGGGAAAGTAACCGCGCTCACCTCAACAACCGTTGATAACTTCTTAATGTGGCGTGTCGGCATATCAGTGTCTACCTCAGTCCACTCTTCGTCCTCAATACTAAACATGAACGACATACCGGAAACGTCACCGCGCTCTACTGCGGAATAAAGGGCGCGTGCTTCTGCGTTATTTTCTGTATCAAGGTCTACGTCTATCTCAAGGCCCTCTTCTGTCACCCTCAACAACATGGTAGAGTTACCGTTGTTGTTGCGAGAACGTGCAAGCGGAATCTTTGAGATATCGTGATTGACCAAGAATCTGACGTCACGTAGATCGCACCCGTCAAGTGCGCCACGCTCTATAACCTCGTTGAAAAAGCCGCCTATGTTAGTCCTTGAGTTATAGACTATAGGCTTTCCAACTATCCGGTGTCCTGACTGATTAGCGTCAACCAGTACGTCACAATCATAACTTCTACTCTCTAACATTTCTTTCACCTCACTTTATTACAGCATATGTATCATACCAAGATACTATTTTCTTGAACGTGTCGTAGTCTATGTAGGCATAACCGTTGTTGCCCCATTGACTCCCCCACGAATTACGCATTTCCACTAGCCTTGTTTCGTCATCGTACCCGACTATGACTATGGCGTGTCCACTCCACTCGTCTAAGTCCTCTTCATACGGTGGTGTTAATATCCACGTCACACCGCTGATTGACCTAAATTGCCAATTCACCGCACACGCTACGGGATAGTCTTTGGCAAGTGCTTTCTTTAGCTGTGTCAAAGACTTTAGTCTGTAGTATTTCGACAACTCGTGTCCTTTTAACCCGTCAGCATATGCTTCTTTGCTAGGTGTTTTGTAGAACGGTTTGTTATTGCTCCACACGCTGTCCTTGCATACTCCATACTTCCTGACCGCTTGTAAAGCTGACTCTACACTACTACCATCGTCACGCCTTGACTTTCCGCACCCGTCAAGCACTCTCGCCTGATGATACGTGAATGTTGCTGACGGATGATGTTTGTTAGTGTGGCAGTAGTAGTGGTCACAAGCTAGTACCGCATTAGCTGTGCAAGAACCGTATATCTGTTTGTATACATAAGGCATACGGTCTTTTATCGAGTATGCACTCGGTATGTCCTCTGCCAAACTAGCAGGATGTGCGTCAAACAAATAGTTAGCTTCTGACGCTACAGACTTATGTTTAACGCCACCGACTATTGGCTGTAAAAGTAAATCACTCATTAGGCTCTACCTCTATAGGCTCAACCTGACGCTCGAAATACTCGGTGTCAATAATCGCACCGTGAGAGTCAATGACTTGACATAACTCCGTGAGATAGTTCTCATTCTTCATAGCACCGCCCATCTTCTGATGGAACGTGCCAACCGCTTCATCACGACTAGCGTATGAGTATATTGCCTTGCTTTCAGTTTCCTTGTCCTTTGTTTTTGAGATTTCGATTACATAATACATAATTTTTGTCCTCCTTTTTTATTTCAAAAATAATCTACCCATTAACGCATATGCCCCTGCTGGTATATTTTCTCCTGCACGAACAAGTCCTTCACCATTTACTGCATATCCTTGATACATTTGCCCCGTTGTAGAACCAATTATTGATATTGGTTGATATTGCGTAGTTAGTGAATTTGCTGTGAATACTCCTGTCTTTACCTGACCTACTATACTCACAGGGTTATCTAACGAAAAATAAACAAATATATCAGTAAACTTATCATTCAACTCATTACCAATACCCTCACTAACCACGTGACAGTTACTACCTACTACTATACTTCCACCACTAGCAATCTGTACGTCACAGACGCATAGCCTGCCTAGCTTATCGGTAAAATACTCTCCTACCGCTATAAGCTTAGAGGCTGTATCAGATATCTGTCGTGGTGCTATATTATTGGCTGTTTGTGTGATACGAGCATCGAGTGCATCTGTATTACCACTTCTGCCATACCAATTGCCATTATAATACATAGCTGTTTGTGTTGTTTCTGACATTTATTTACACCTCCTTATATGCAACCGTGGACTGAGATATACATAGAACTATTGGCGTATTGATTATCTGAAATACCAGACCATCCTGCTTCCAAAAAGGTACCGTTATCTGACGATGAAGGAGATCTTAGCCACCAATTTTGAGTGTTTCCATTTCGTAACGCTTTCACTCTATTAGCCGAAGTTTTATAATAATCTAACTGCGCCAATGCATTCCATTCTGTTTGATTTGACTTATTTCGAGTATCATATACTTCTCTTTCTGCTAGAAAGAAGAAATAATCGTTAGTTACTTCGTTCGTTGACCCATTGTATGTTTGTGCTGTTGTTACTTTAACTTGCTTGAATATTGGTAATAAGGTTGATGGAAGTGCGTTCTTAAATACATTATTACACCATGTACGTCTTGCTGATGCACCCCAAGAGCCTACATTTGTGCCGGTGCTATTGATGTATCCACTTTCATCTAACACTATCTTCATACCCCAGACGAACGAACACTCTGTACGTCCGCTAGATGTCGGTGTGACTAACTGTTTACCACCTTTATTGACGAGTACAAAAGTAACATCCTGAGCAGCGTGGGATTCGCCTACACCTGTAGCACTCATAGCTGACAAGTGAACAACTCTCTCATCACCTACTCGCCACCCTGCATCATCGTAAAGGTCTATGATACCTCTGTCGGCGGCATCTATCATCTGTACCAATTCTTCGTCTGTTGCACTCGCCCAAGACTTAATCGGTACATCAGGTATAATCGGTACATCAGGTATAAGCCACAAAGTACCATTGTCTTTCTCTGCTTGTGATTTTTGGTCGAAAGTAGCATAATCTATTTCTTGTATATTTGCGCTACCGCCTCCACCGCCGCTAGCTTCTCCTATTATCTCTCCTTGCTTTACAAGGAAGTTTATTGTTTCTGACATTTAATCACCTCCTATTGAAAGTGTTGTTTTATCATGCCTCGTAAGGCTCTCCTGTTATTTCTTCGTATTCTTCGGGTGTTATCCATTTGCCTACTACGTTGTATACCATCTGTTTATTCCAACGTCCTGTATCGTAGTAGTTTTTCACCTTATCATAATTTTTACTGTGCATCAGTAAACACCCCCTCGTCCTCAGTTGGTATGTCTATCCCTGTCATGGCTGAAAGATAGTCTATATTAGCTGTACTTTGATTATGTACATCGTTTATGTACGCATCAAGTTTTTTGTTTATGTCATTTACTTTCTGTGATACAGCATTTATTGTTTGATATAATCTTGTTATTTCATCCATTTGTTTGTTCCTCCTTTATAAGCACATGGCAGGAGCGATACCGAATACATCATTAGCATTTGATGTGTTCATATTATTTCCTGTCAATACAAAATTACCATTATATGTGGTATCTGGAGAACGAGTCCACCATAAGCTGGATGATAAAGACGAACTCCACGAAGGATTTTTGAATCTGTTATTCGTCGTATCTGCGAACCATGCGTATTGCGTTCCTTCTCCTGATGCTGACCCATAATTTTCGCCAAAAACCTCTATTGAACTTAACAAAAAGCAAAAATCATTAGTTGTTTCTATTGTAGTCGATTTACTTCCTGCTCCTGTTGATTTAACTGTCAATTTAATCAAAGGTCTTAATGAAGTTGATAATGCTCCATAATATATTGCGTTACACCATGCTCTACGAGCACTATTTTTCCAACCTCCAGATGATGTAAGAGCTGAGTTCATATATCCGTTTTCTGTATCTTGTGAGCCATATTTAGCTCCTGCCGCACATTCAGCGTCCATTAAGCAATCTTTCTGCTGAACTGTAATAAGTGCTTTAGTCTTTCCGTTTATAGCCGTAGTCAATGTATCATGGTCAAAGTCAATAATCTGCATCTGCACATCTTGCGCCCTATGACTCTCGCCTACGCCCGTAGCTGCCATTGCTGAAAGGCTAACAGTACGCACATCACCTACGCTCCAAACACTCTGTATATCTTGTAAAGTAAATGTTCCGTCATAATATCCTTCTACCATGGCGGTTATTTCTTCGTCTGTTCCTGTACTCCACGCAACAAGTGAAGGTGTCGGCGGTGTCGGTGGTGTATACGGTTTACCTGTGACTATAACATTAGGATGCTGTGCTTTCTCCTGCGGTGTCATAGCGTCCCATGTTTCCCATGTGATTTTCTCGTATTCATCACTTACTACCGTTACCTCGTTCGTACTATCGTCTGATACGCCGAGTCCACCTTTAAACTGTAGCGTATCTCTCTGTGTGAGAGCTGTTCCGCTTGCGTTTTCGATGGTGTGTCCGCTACCCTCGTTAGGCTGTACGTCTTTACGTTCCCACGCATATGATCCACCGTTGTCCACACACTCATATACATAGTTGTGGGTGTAGTTGGCGTTTGTTGCACCTATATACTGCACAACCATACCCACGCGTGCGCCGCTTGCGGTTGGCATAACGTCATACTGGACTCTAGTCAAGGACTCTAACTTAGCCTTGTCTGCGCTCGTATAGTCGTTTGTACTCAGTCCTTTCCCACTCTCTTTGTCAACCTTGTTAGCAAGTGCGGCCTTATCGGCATCGGTATAGTCGTTAGTGCTAAGGCCTTTACCTTGCTCTGCCGGCTGTATACCGAGATCGGCAAGGCTCTTGTTACCTTCAAGCTCTACACTGTTTATCTGCGGTTTGTCCGGTAACTGTGAATAGTGGTCAATACTTCCCGTACCACTCTTGTTGTTGATAGCTCCAAGTGCGCCCTCAACAGTAGTCTGCTGTACGCCCTCAACCTCAATCGGTGTAGCAAGGGTTTTAGGCTGTGCATCTGTTACCTTCTGCTTCTCAGTGTTGTCATAGTCGTTAGTAGAAAGTCCCTTACCACTAACCTTATCCACCTTGTCTGCCAGTAGTGCTGTCAAGGCAGTTGTTGTTGTGTAATCTGCTAACGCAGTTGTGAGCTGTGTTGTAGTCACATAGTCGCTAAGGTCTATCTGAGTATCACCTATCTTCTCCCATCCTGCGCTTGTTCCGTCAAGGTTGATATACTCGTCCTTGACGTTATTTGTCTGTGCGCTTGACTTCGGCACAAGATATATAGCACTCTGATCTATGTCAGTTGTTGGCAACTCATTGACTGAGATAAAGCGTCCATTCTTTAAGAGTGCCGCAATAGCGTCTACCTCAGACTTAGAATAAGTCTCAGTCTTGAGATAGTAGTTTACAAGGTTGTTGACTGTGTTTGTGATAACCACAAGTGCCACGTTCTTGTTGGCGTCGGGTGTGATAGGATCTCCGTTGAGACTTATCGACGCTATAGCGTTGACTTCTGCTCCTGCTTCAACGCCTATGTTCTCGGCAGTGAGATTTACGTTACCTTTACGATACGTACTCTCAGCACTACCCTTTACTCCGGTGACGTCTCCACCGCCACCGCCGCCACCCTGCTCGATGGCTTCTTTAAGCTGTATAAGTAAATCCTCAATTCGACTCTGTGGCGGCGCAACATACTCTGTACCGTCTATAGTCGCTCTGAGTATTTGTTCGTTTCTGCTTCTCGGATCTGTGACTGCCATAGCCTTAACCCCTTTCTTTTAACGCTTCTTCGATCATATCCTTAATCTGCAACAATAACTCTTCAATCCGACTTCTCGGCTCTTCCGTGTACTCAGTACCATCAACAGTTGACTGTAAAATGTCCTCGTTTCTGCTCATTCTGTGTCAACCTCCTTCTCGATCTCCCCGTCTCCGGTTGTACCATAGTCGTCGTCCTCAAAGTCGTTTGCTTCTCTCTCAAACTCTTTTTCCGTCTCTCCGGTATCGTCAAGTAGGTCTTTCTCTATCTGCTCGTTTAACTCGTTGTTTCCCTGCTTATCCTCGTTACGCTCTAACTGGTATCTGTTCGCTATGTCAACGTCAATCCAGTTAAGACTCATATAACGCTTGCCCTCAAGCTCCGGCAGTGGCGCAAGTCCAAACGCTTTTCTCTTCTCGTTCTCGTAAAGTGCGCCAGTGCTTGACAAAAGGTTGACCATGTGAAGCACCTGATTGACCGTCATAAATATCAGGTCTTCCGGCATAAACTCTATCTTGTTGCCCCTGCTTCTCTCTTCTTTCGTAAACAAGCCTTTTGTGAAAGCCTGCGAGTATGAGATAATAAGTGGCTCAAGTGTACTTTCATAAAACGCACTATACTGTACTTTAGTGTAGTCACCTTTCAGTATCGGCAGTGGCACTCCAAAGTATCTAAGTATCTTCTCGTCAATAAACTCAAGCGTCTGTTCGTCCACTAACTGGGTGTGACGCTCAAGTGGTGTAAACTCAGTCTTTAAGTCAAGTGGTAAGAATCCGCTGACATTATTCATAAGCTTTTTCTCAAGATCCCTAAGTGCCGCCTCAGTCTTTCCGTCATCAATGAGTGTGTTATACTTGATAACTCCATTGATAGCGTATGAAGCGTTCATAGCTTTTGCCACTCCCGTAAGAAGTGAATCATTAAGCTTGAGCGTCTCAAGAAGTGCTGTATGATCCGGCTGTCCAAACTCGTTACCGCCCATATAGTCGTTGACTGAATACTGATACTTTATGTGTATGATATCCTCGTACTTGACTGTAGTCTCATACTCGTTAGCAAACCTAAAGTAGACAAACAGTGTACCGCTTGCGTCCTCGATAAAGTCCACTTGTACCGGCTTGATCGGGTAAAGTGCCTGATACTCCTTGCGTTTGCGGCCTGCGGCGTCCGTCCACTCTTTGTACACCGGAACGATAAAGGCGTTGTAGTTGAGCATAAGTAACCAAGTGATCTTCTCAAGGAAGTCAGATGTAGTCATTCTCTCGTTGGGATTGTCAAGTACCTTCTGCAACTTGCCCTTAACCGGTGCAGTATCACAGTCGTTCTCTCTGACGTGCTTCGGATTGAGCTTTTTCATTTCGTTGCATATGCACTTTATAGCCTGCTGAACAACGTCTGACGCATAGATGTTATCTCCAAACTGCGAGAATATAGGCGTCCACCCGTCGGGTGTTGGCGCAAAATTCCAGTTCTTCGGCTTTCTCTTAATCAACTTGTCAATCCAACTCACAACTTTATCCTCCTATCGTTGCTCGATTATCTGTTTGTATTCTGTACGGAAACGTCTGTATGTTTCGTAAAGAATAGCTAAACACACAGCTCCGTCTATTCTCTTTGCAGTCTCCATCTTAACGAGTAGTGCTTGTCCTCTATCATCAACCTTAAGTCCTGCGTTTGAGAAGCACCACATATCCATTGGGTTGTTGTCGTAGTAGAGTAGTCTATGCTTAAAATCTGCCTCGGCAAGCTTAATGGCATTTGAAAGTGTCTGTGCGTTCTGATTTATCATAATCAGGTCTGAATCGTTAGTACCGGTCTTAACCCACCCGTAATAGTCCATACGTGTTAGCCAGTCTTTAGCAAATCTCTGATCGTAACCACACTTCCACAACTTTATGTTGTACTGCGTATAAAGACTGTAAAACCAGTCTGCGACAACCGCTAAGTCTATGTCGCTACCCTCAGTGACTGTAAGTATTCCCATCTTCGCCCACTCAGCGTAATGTGCGCCTGCTGACGTATCAGGGTTTTCCTCAAGCTTAGTCTCCGGTATGAAGTAGTGACTTATCACATACTTTCTGTTGTCGTCTTTACGCATCAGTAAAACTTTCGCCGCACAAAGGTCTGTCGTCTCTGCAAGGTCTACCGCTCCAATACACAAGTAGTTGTTGAAGTTGTCCTTGTCAAACAGAGTGTCGTATGTGAAGTCCTCAAGATTTAGCCAACTCTCAGCGGCGTTCTGTTTTATGTTAAAGTCCTTGCTTAGTACAAAGATCCTATCGGCTTTACTCTGACGGGCCTGCTCGACTTGTTCTTCAAGATACTCCCACTTCTTGACTGTGCCAAGTGTCGGGTTTGACTTCTCCCAAAGTCTGTTTTCTCTTGTTCCCTGCCATACCTCAAGCTCTGAATCCTGCGTGTATAGCCAAGGCAAGAATCTCTCACTGGCTACGTCGTCTGTTTCACCACGTATGATAGCTCGTGCTTTTTCAAGCTCCCCGTCAAGATATCCGTCATAGACAAATCCCTCAGTCGTGATGTTCAAAAACTTCGGGTTGTCCTTTAGTGACTGTGACTGCTCGATACTCTTAGCAATCACGTTGTCCTTCATTTCATGCGTCTCGTCTATTATCGCAAAGTCTATGTTTCGTCCTTCCTTGTTCTTTGTCCGGTCAGACAACTTGAAGACTTTAGTGTTACTCAGTTTATTCAGTATGAATCGTATGTTGCGCTTAGAATCTGCGTCCCTCGGATCTATGAGCTGACGCATCGTGTCTATCGCATCAAAGACTATTGACGCCTGCGCATCATCGTTACTGCTTGCTACTATGTCTGCACCGGCGTTTCCCAAAAACAACTCGGTTGTTGCCAGTGCTGAACACGTCTCTGATTTCGTGTTCTTTCGTGATATTAACAGTAACGCTTTCTTAAACCTATCTATTGTAATGTCCTTTTTCTCGGACTCTTCACGCATCTTGAAACTATACAGTGCTTCGATAAATGCTTTCTGCCACAACATAAGTGTCATCGGCTGACCGTAGTACGGACTCTTTGTCAAGCGTATGCAACCTTCCATAAAGTCCATTCTTAATTTTGCATCTGACGTGTCGTAGAAATATCTGTCTGTGTTCTTCATGTCTTCTGCAAGGTTGTCAAGCTCTAACATAAGCTCCTGACCTATGATGATCTCACCGGACTCACACTTTGCTCTATACTCCAGTAGATAACTGTTGTCACAAGTGTGCGTCAAACCACGCTCGTAATGGACTTTCTTCATTGTCTCCCTCTTCGTTCGTTGTGACACTCAAGAATACCTTAACCACATTTGTGTACTGCTGTAGATATTCTCTGTATAACTTAGCGGCCGGTGTCGTCTTCTGCTTAGTATTATCCGTAGGACAAACACGGATCATTGGTAGTTTCCGTAGTCTCTCAAGCTGTTCTTCCAAGAACACCATTTGCTCTATGAGTGGTTTTAGGTTGTCGTTGTCAACGATCTCCATTAAGTCGTCATATCTGCTCATAGGCCACCTCACGATGTACGGATATATAACATATCAATGGTTAGTGTCAAGTTTCCCGTCGTATTATCTGTAGTATTATACAGATTAAAACGTAGATGACTAGCGTCCCACAGATTTAACTCAGTTATTGTACACATTGTACAGTATGCTCCGTACAGTCTATATCCGTTGATACCTACACAAGTATATCCGGTAACTACTGGTAAATCTTCATATCGCCCCCATATATCGCCATGTGGCGCAAGCGGATCTATGAGAATCACCTTACCTACATTTTTCATGCAAGCACCGTCATAACCAAAAGTAAACTTAGTCGGCACAACCTCAGATCCTGCTATCTTTGACATAGTAAAGTTTGTGTCGCTGTTTTTAACAAGCGTTATGTTTCCCTCGTTAAGTGCCGCTCTATTGATAGTGTATGTCACACCGCCTATCGTTCGAGTGTATGCGCCAGTTCCAGTCCAATCACTCACTGCAACCACAAGTCCGTTTATGTAAAGACTGTTCTCACCTATGTTGACTCTGCTGACGTTAAGTAGTGCGCCGGTTGATTCATCTATTTTGATATCATTCCTCATAGCTTAGATAACCTCCACCACTCGTCAATGTAGCCTCTCCATGCTTCTTTATCTCTTCCGTCGTCGCACGCATCAAGTCGTGCTATACACTCTTCTTTGCTCGTTGATATAAATATCTCTCTTGCTCCATACTCCTTGAGTATGCGCTCTCTATCTGATATCAGCGGAAAGCCGCCAATAATATAAGCTTTATCCCACTTGCCCCTTCTGACTTTCACGCAGTCCATAAGATAATCTCTCATACCAAAGACTACGCTTTTCAGTTTGTTAGGCTTAACGTAGCGACTTCCGCTGACACATTCCCACATACTGTCGATATCTACCACTAAGTCGCCGGTTGATCTCGTATCTTCTACAAAAGTTGTTTTCCCTGCTAACGGTGATCCCCACACAAGGAAGACTTCTCTACCCTGATATCCTAGCTTATCATGTATTCTGTTGTGGCATCTGTGATGTACTAGCTGTATAAGCTCCGGATTGAGTGATATGTTGATGTCGTTTACGTTGTCCTCAGTCAGAAACATAGTATGATGTCCGATACAGTCATACATCTTGACTATAGGTTTACCGCAGTGCGCGCAAATTATATTTCCATCAGCGTCCTGCCTCTCAATCCTTAACTGTGCGATAAGCCTCTCCCACTCCCTAGAGTGATAGAAGTTAGCCAGTGTAAACTTACCAATCATCTTCTGCCGCCTTTTCCTTAAGCTCAAGCTCTCTCTGCCTTAACTCAAGCTCCATAGGGTTGTCACTCCACCTCTGTGTATCATCAAGATTCTTGAGTAGCAACTTTATAGCGTTTACATCAGGGTGACAGATTTTCTTTTTTACCTCAGTCCGGATCACTCGACCTTGCTCAAGCTGTTCCGCAGTAAATCCTGCATCGAGTAACATCTGATACATTTCTTTCGGATATCTGACGCGCTCTGCTATCGTACTCGACTCTGTATATTCATAGCCTAACGCACGCTGTATAAGCGCGTCCTTTAGCCTGACTGTTAGTCTTGCTCTACCGTCCTCAACCGCTTCTTCAATCTCAGGGTGTTCTTTCAGCATACGATACCATGTAGCCTTGCTGACACCCAGTTCTTCGGCAATCTCCATATCACTCATGGTCTGTGCCATAAGTCTTATGTCTGCTATACGCTCTGCTATGTTATTCTTAGCGAACGACTTCTTTCGCCCTGCCGCAGATTTTCGTTGTGGTTGTGGTTGCTTCATTTGATAACCTCATTCATGCTTGACGCTGTTACCTTACCATAGATCCCGTCTATCAGTATCTTTGACTTCTTCTGAAAAGCCTCGACTTTAGCCTTTGTCTTATTTCCAAAGTCCCCGTCCTCAACTAACTTAGCTCCGGAAAGTCCCTTGACTGAGTTAAGGTTGTTCTGTAAAAGCTCAACCTCACCGCCCTTGTCTCCCTTTCTAAGTGTCGGCCTTGCTACCACATGATCGGCGTGTCCGTCTACCACACTGATTACGTGGTGTTCTGCTCTATTAAGAATGTCGCCAGTCATAAGATAGTTGGGTTTTCTTAAAAACCTAGCCGCTGTCTCTTCCTCAAACATCTTAGTAGCCATAAGCTTTTTGACAAGATTACCTGTATATATGTCTTTTCCTATGAGTGCCTTGCCAACTGCAACATTCACTCCGCACGCTACAAGCATAGAACAGTCACACTCTACCGGCTTAACGACCTTTGAAACGTCCCAACCAACCTTGTCAAGCGCGTTCCACAGTGTATCTCGACCGTCCATATCATAACCGATGTTCTGATTGTTACACATCTGTCGTATAGCCTTAGCGTATGCCTCGGCAATAGTGCGCTTCTTAAAACGCAACATGACGGTCTGACCGAAGTCGTACCAAGCTCCAAGCTTTACTTCTCTTCCGGTCTGATCGCCTGCCTTGTTTCCTCTTCCGCGTCCCGTCTCACCAACTGACGCCCAACCACACTTAACAACCATTATGATTCCTCCTTGTCGTATGTGTTGTAATGCTCAAGTAGTTTCGGCTGATCCTCTTCCTCGTCCTCTTCTGCTTTTTCTTTCAACTGCTGTAGTACCGACTTAAGTTTCTTTGGCACTGGAAGTCCAAGTGTGCAAGCATTTTCTACAATGCTAAGTCCCTCGTTCGCAAGATAAAAGATGATAACCATATCTCTTAACGTACCACTAAGGCCAAGTGCCTTGTCTCCCAAGTGTCCGATAGCAACTAACATCAGTATGATAACCTTACGTGCGATACCTTTAAAACCGATATCGCTTGATAACTCGTGTTTACTTATGCCACACAGTACGCCGGTAACGTAGTCAATACAAATGAAACATATCAACGTAATGAGTAGCTGATCCATACCTCCATAAAGGAAGGTTAAAGCTCCTCCAATCATCGTCCCTATTCCCCTTATACTCGCAAAGATTTTGTAAAAATCCATAGTCATTACCCTTTCCCTAATTACACAGTATATGGTTTCCCACACCTTATATCGTACCATATATCTTGTATAATTTCAACAATTCAAAAGGGACAAAAAAAGGACAAACTTGTGACAAAAAATGAAAACTACAAAACGCCTGCGGTCGCGCGTGAAAAACCTCGTTTTGCCGATTTTCGTGAAAGAAATG